TTAAGTGATAGGTTAATAAGTTGTTTCAATTCGCTAACCTTTTTAGAGTCCGCATTGCTAGGTTTTGTAGTAATGTTTTTAGTTTTAACTGTCATAGTATTTTCCTTCTTAATGTGCCAATTAACATGTTAATTAGCGGGTTTATAAAATGCCTTTTCAGGCGTTTCCCCCTTTTCTGTAAAGGGAATACGCACCACTATACCCGCAAGTTTTAGCAATGTCAATACCCTAGAGCAAAAAAAAATAAAAAATTATCCCGCGCATTATTTCACTAATTGAACCGCACACACGCACACATACACGCGAACGCCCACGCGCATACGCGCATACATACACGCGCACATATACCCGCATGAATTCATTGTCAATAGTGGTAGAAAATAACTAAAGCATAAAGGGGGATAGTTAAAAAATACATATAAATTATTCAGGGGTTATTTAAATATTCTCTAGCGCTTATGTGGTGCGGGTTAGAAAGATTGTTAAATATTTTGAAAAGTTATTTTTTATGTATTTTTTTGCTTACTTTTTGAGCATTAACCACAATAAAAAAATATTTTTAAAAAATTCTTACATATTCCCGCTGTTTTATGGTATAGGCGGGGGGATAGGCAGGGGACACCCCCCATACCTAGTATATTTATAGCATCTTTATACATTTTACAGCAATTACCTTTGTCAACCACATAGTCTCCGCAGATAATCCGCAGGGTCTGTCAACCACTTTGTCGCGGAACACCAACAATTTCTAAATTATTTTCTATTTAGCTATTGACAAAACTGCTAAACAGCTGTATAATATCTCTTAGAGATATCTTAAAGGAAACTAATAAAGATATCTTATAAGATAATGATTATGATAATGTTATAGTTAATCATTATAGTAATTGTTTATGATAATAGTTATAATATCTAATTAGAAACTTTATTATAAACTACTTATAAGTTTATAAACAATTCCTTAAAGTCGTATAGACTTTGGGTGTTGTTAGTTAAGAGGTCGTTATGTCAGTTCCACAGTCTATGTTAGACAAGAAAAGAAATTATACAGAGAAACAACAAGCGTTCCTAGATGCTTTGTATGATTCAAAGACTGGGGACATTCGTCAGGCAATGATAAAGGCTGGTTATCAGGACAATGCTCCTTCTACCTTCTTAGTCCAGTCACTCAACAAAGAAATTATTGAAGTAGCTAACCACATGCTAGCTATGAATGCACCAAAGGCTGCATCAAAGATTGTAGATATAATGACTAGTGATGAACCTATACCACAAGTCAACCAGAAACTACAAGCTGCCCAGACATTACTAGATAGAGTTGGTGTAGTCAAAGAACAAAAGATGAGCGTTGACCACAACGTGACAGGAGGAATATTTATAATGCCATCTAAGGATGAGATGACCATAGATGCAGAAGATGTGGAGGTTGTAGATGAGTCTACTCACTAAACAAGGCGAAGTAATTATTCCATTAAAAGGTTCTACTATTCCTTTTGGTTATGAACAATTAGAAGATAAACCAGGATATGCTAAACCTTTATTAACAGAACTAGAAGCTTTAGAAGAAGCTAAGGATTATATTAGACAAGGTGCTTTCTCTTATAGAGAAGCTGCTACTTGGCTATCAGCAACTACTGGTAGAACTATAAGTGCGCAAGCTTTACATAAGATGATAAAGAAGAATGGCTAAGAAGAAAAGACCTGGTGGTATAACTAACAAAGCAATACCTAAGATTACAATTGAAGAATGTCAACAAGAGTATCCTAACCTAGACATTGATACCCTAGATGTAAAAGATGGTTATGTTCGTTGTAAACTAGATGGTACTCCCCGTAAGAAAAGAGGTTTAAAGAAAGGAGCAGTAAGAAGACCTATCAAGAATAAGTTTGATAGAAAACCTAGAGATGCTATGAAAGCATCAGCTCAAGTAAGAAGAGAAGCCTCTAGAAAGATTCGCAACATCAAGAATGATAAGTCAGTATCTAGAGTTGTTGATGATAAAGATATACAATCAGCAGTTGGACAAGATGATGTTGAAGTAGTATTCAAACCAAACCCAGGACCACAGACAGATTTCTTAGCAGCTCCTGAGAAAGATGTACTATATGGTGGTGCAGCTGGTGGAGGTAAGTCCTATGCTATGTTAGTAGACCCGCTACGCTATGCACACAAAGCAGGACACAGAGCTCTTATCCTTAGACGTTCTATGCCAGAACTAAGAGAGCTTATTGATAAATCAAGAGAACTATATCCTAAAGCATTCAAGGGCGCTAGGTTTAAAGAAGTAGATAAGATATGGAAGTTTCCTTCTGGAGCTACGGTACAGTTCTCATTCCTTGAGAAAGACTCTGATGTATATAGATTTCAGGGACAAGCATATAGTTGGATAGGGTTTGATGAGATAACACACCTACCTACTGAGTTTGCTTGGAACTACTTAGCATCTCGTCTAAGAACAACAGACCCAGAGATTCAAACATATATGAGATGTACCGCCAACCCTGGTGGTTCTGGTGCTCATTGGGTAAAGAAAAGATACATTGAACCAGCACCAGAGAATGAAACATTCATAGGTGGTGACGGAGTAATAAGAAAGTTTATCCCAGCTTTACTGGATGATAACCCTTATCTATCTGGAACTGATTATAAAAAGATGTTGGAATCACTTCCACCTATTCAACGTAAACAGTTATTAGAAGGTAATTGGGATATAAATGAGGGAGCAGCCTTTGTTGAGTTCGATAGGAACATACACGTAATACCTCCATTTGATATCCCAGCTAACTGGTCTAGAGTCAAAGCAGTGGATTATGGTTACTCCGCGCCTTCCGCTGTAGTATGGGCAGCAGTAGACCCTAACGATGAAACATTAATTGTTTATCGTGAACTATATGAAAAAGGTTTAACTGGTAGAGACTTAGCAGATAGAATGTTTGCTATGGAAGAGAGTGATGTATATTCTATATCTGGTGTACTAGATGGTGCTGCATGGAATAAGACAGGTAGTACTGGACCAACTGTAGGTGAAGAACTTGTTAGGGCTGGACACAAACTAAGACCAGCAGATAAGAATAGAGCAGCAGGTAAGATTCAAGTACACGAAAGATTAAAACAGAATAGAGGAAGTGGTAGACCTTATTTACAAATATTTAATACATGTCCTAACCTAATTAGGGAATTACAAACTATCCCTATAGATAAAGCTAAACCAGAAGATGTAGATACCAAAGCATCTGACCACGCTTATGATGCATTGCGTTATTTAATCATGTCTAGACCTAGAGCTACTACATATGATGAGATGTTTACATTCAAAAAGAATCTAGATATTCCTAGTATGGCAGACGAAACATTTGGCTATTAATAATTATTTTTTAATTATTTTGAGTTTAGGGGTTGACAAAATATAAAAATGAGTGTATAATAGTATTTATATTTGTAACTCTCTCTAAATGGATACATGGCTGATAGCGACAACCAATACGATATAAACGAAGCTGAAGACCCGTTCGTATCCGCTGATGAGTTAGCCGAGCAAGTAGAAGAAGAGATATCTTCAGAGAATGCTGTCTTTGTTTCTAATCTTGCAGCGCTTATCCAAGAGAGATTTGAATCAGCAGAAAGAGGAAGAAGAGATGATGAAGATAGATGGCTTAAGGCGTATCATAACTACCGTGGTGTCTACGGTAAAAACGTCAGGTTTAGAGAGAATGAAAAGTCTAAAGTCTTTGTTAAAGTCACTAAGACAAAAGTTCTCGCAGCTTACGGACAAGCTATTGAAGTAGTCTTTTCAGGCAACAAACTTCCAATCACAATTCAAGAAACTAGAGTACCAGAAGGTATATCTGAGTTTGCTCATTTAAATCCATTAAAAGAGAAAACAGGCGGTGAGCTAGATGTAAATCCTGGTATCGAAGGTAATCTAGACTATGCACCAGGAATGGGTGTTACTGATGATAACAGAGGTAACTTTGACCCATACAATATTGGTTTTGAAGGTGATGGTAATACATTAGCTCCTGGCGCTACACAGTT